AATGACGTAAACGGATTGTATTAGGTAGGGGCGTGCGTCCGCAGATTGCCGCCACGTTTTCACCATGGCAAAAACCGGCCCAAAGCAAAGACCCGCCTCCGTCGAGCGTTTGATGGGCAATCCCGGCAAACGCAAGATTCGGCCCGATTTGGAATCGCCGGCAGGCGTTCCCGCGATGCCGGCCCGTCTGATGGTCGAGCCGGCGGCCGTCGAAAAGTGGCACGAGATGATTCCGCTGCTCCAGCAACTCGGCACCATCACCCTGGCAGACGGCGAGGCTCTGGCCGTTTTGTGCGAGGTGTATGCTGCGGCTCAGTCGTGTCTGTTGGCACTGCGAGCTTCGGGCGTCGTGATGCACACAGACCTCGGGGGCGTGAAGCCCAACCCGGCTGGGTCGCTGTATCGCAGCTTGGTCGCGCTGCAAGTTCAGATCATGGCAGAGTTCGGTCTGACTCCATCCTCAAGGGCACGACTTGGTGGCTCACAAGAAAAGCCAACAGACGAAGTCTCCGACTTCTTCAAAGTCCACGGAGCCTGAGCTCACGCCAGCCGGCCAGGCGAAATACGTTCGCGTCTGCCAGTTCTTCGAGAAGATCCTGCGTCACTCGAAAGGCCAGGCGGCTGGCAAGAACTTCCTGCTGCTGCCGTGGCAGAAACGTGTCCTGCGTGGGCTGTTCGGCGAGCTCAACGCCGACGAGACTCGCAAACACCGCCTCGGGTACATCGAGCTCCCAAAGAAGCAAGGCAAGTCGACCACCCTCGCGGGCATCGCCCTGTACATGACGATGTTCGACTCGGAGCCCGGTGCCGAGGTGTATGGTGCGGCGTGCGACCGTGAGCAGGCCGGAATCATCTACCGTGAAGCGGCAGCGATGGTCAGAGCCTCGCCGGCGTTGTCGAAGCATCTCGAGGTGATCGACTCGCGAAAGACGATCATTCACAAGGCGAGCAACTCGTTCTATCGCGTGCTGTCGGCTGACGCTTTCCGAGCCGAGGGTCTGAACATCCACGCCCTGCTATTCGACGAACTGCACGCCCAACGCGACCGGCGGCTCTGGGACGCACTACGCTACGGCGGTGCCGCCAGGCGACAGCCGCTGATCCTGTCGATCACGACGGCGGGATACGACCGCCGCTCGATCTGCTGGGAGCAGCACCAGTACGCGGAAAAGTGCATGGCCGATCCGAAGTTCGATCCGGCATTCTTTGGGTGCATCTATGCGGCTCCGCAGGACTGTGGCGTCGATGGCACGTGGAAGACCGAAGAGACCTGGAAGGCGGCAAACCCGAGTCTCGGCGAGACGATCACTCTGGACTCGTTCAGGGCAGACGCCCGCGAGGCAGAGCAATCGCCGACGAAGCTGAACGCATTCCTCCGCTACCGGCTCAACGTCTGGACGACGCAGGATACTCGTTGGATCTCGCCAGCTGCGTGGGGTGCGTGTGCCACTCCGCTGCGGCCGTTCGGGGATCGCCCGGTTTACGCGGGGCTCGACCTCGCCAGCACATATGACCTCAGCGCCCTGGTGCTGGTGTGCCCCGACCCGTCCGACAACTCGATCGACGTGCTGCCCTTCTTCTGGATTCCCGAGGCGAACGCCGTTGAGCGAGCACAGCGGGACAAGGTTGACTACCTCGGCTGGATTCGTGACGGGCATATCCGCGTCACCGATGGAAACGTGACTGACTACACCACCTTGCACCGCGACATAACGCAGATCTGCCAGGAATACAGCGTCCGGGGGCTGGCGGTGGATATGAAGTTTAACGCCCAGATGCTCGCTAACATGCTGCAAGGGGATGGGTTGACCGTGGCAGGATGGTCGCAAGGCGGTCCCGGCATGTCGGCACCGGCGAAGACACTAGAGAACCTGATGCTGAACGGTCGGATGCGGCACGCTGGGCATCCCGTCCTGAGTTGGAACGCCGGCAACGCAGCCATACACGAGGATCGCCACGGCAATATTTTCCCGAGCAAGGCCCAGAGCACCGAGCGAATCGACGGCATCGTGGCACTCTGCCAAGGCATCGGTCTCTGGATGCGAAACGAACAATCGCCCGCCTCAACCCCCGAAATCTTTTTCATATGATTGCCGAAAACCGCATCCTCTGGCTCCCCGGTGAAGAGCGTTCATGGGACGACGACGGCGGGCGGTCGCCTGCTGGCGTGAGGATTACGCCTGAGAATGCGACGTCCGTGGCTGCGGTGTTTTCGTGCCTGCGGATCCTTGCCGAGACGGTGGCCGGTCTGCCGCTGCACTTGCTTGAGCGGACTGAAACCGGCGGCAAGCGGCTGGCCCGCGAACTGCCGCTCTATCGCAGGCTGCACAGCCAGCCGAATAACTGGCAGACGAGTTTCGAGTGGCGTGAGCAGGCAGTGATGCACGTCGCCTTGTGGGGCGATGCGTTCTCTGAGCTAGTGCCGGGGGCGGCCGGTGCGATTGACCAGATCGTGCCGTTGCATCCGAGCCGGATGAAGGTCGAGACGTTGGAGAACGGCAGGCTGCGGTATTCGTATCGCGAGGCTCAGGGTCGCCAGACGGTCTACTCCGACGAGCAGATTCTGCACCTGCGTGGGCCGAGTGACGACGGCGTTCACGGCATCTCGATTGTCGAGGAGTGCCGCGAGGCGATCGCGTTGGCTCGGGCGTGCGAGGTGCACGGGGCGAGGTTCTTCGGTGCCGGTGCCCGGCCGGGCTTCATCCTCAGCACAGAGAACCAACTCAACGCCGACGCTCGCCGCGAACTGTCAGAGAATTGGAACCGCAAGCATCGCGGCCCGCACAACGCCCACGAAACAGCGGTACTGACCGGCGGGCTCAAGCCCTACGAAGTGCCGTATGCGTCGAACAGCGATTCCCAGTATCTGGAACTGCGAGAGCATCAGTTACGCGAGATCGCGAGGCTGTTCCGCGTCCCCGGTTACCTGCTCGGCCTGGAGCCGGGTTCGCCGCAGAGCGAGATTCAGTTCGTGACGCACACGATCATGCCGTGGCTGCGACGTTTCGAGTCTGCGTTCGTGCGAGACTTGATCGTTGACGACGAGAAGTACCTTGCCGAGTTTGACGTGCGTGGCCTCTTGCGTGGCGATGCCGCGAGCCGGTCGGCGTACTACCGTGCCATGTGGGACATTGGCGTCGTGTCGACGAACGACATCAGAGCCAGTGAGAACCTCGACCCGGTTGACGGCGGCGACGAGCGATACCGCCCGCTCAACATGGGCACGCTCGGTGCGATGCCGTCAGTGGACGACGTGCTTGCCCAGCAGCGGCCGGGCAGCGGCATCGACGGCCAGGCAGTCGAAGGCGGCGTGGCAGCGGCAGAGCAAGGCGAGCCAGCCGAGCCGGTGGCTCCGCAGGTCGCCGACGTGTCGCTCAACGAGGCACAGATCACGGGGCTGATTGCAATCTTGCAGCAAGTGCCAGCGGGGCTCATCACGAAGGAAGGGGCAGCGGCACTGATCGCTGCGTCGTTCCCGAGCATCACCGCCGCACAGGTTGCGTCGATTCTCGCAGGAGTGAGTGAGTCGGCTCCAGCAGCGGAGCCAGTTCTGGCAACACGCAAGAGGAGCAAGCAAAAATGATTGAGCGACGCAGCCTGTACGAAGATGACTCCGACGCCCTGCCGCTGCTCCGCGTGGAGTCTCGCAGCGAAGAAGGCGATGCTGGCGAGAGCCGATACATCGTCGGCTACGCCGCCAAGTTCGGCGTCAACTCGCTCGTCCTAGGTGAGTTCACCGAGCGGATTGCCCCCGAAGCATTTGGCATCGTCGCCGAGCGGCGTGGCCGCAAGCGTCCGCTAGAGACGCGGGCACTTTTCAACCACGACGCGAACTACCCGCTGGCTCGCTATCCCGGCACGCTGCGGATGAACGTGGACGAGATCGGGCTGCGGTATGAGTTCAAGGTGCCCGACACGACCTATGGCCGCGACCTCGCCAGCAACATTGACGCTGGCATCGTGCGTGGCAGTTCGTTCAGCTTCCAGATCGCCCCCGGCGGCGAGGCGTGGAGCGTGGAGGATGGCCGCAGCATCCGCACCGTCACGAAGATCGACAGCCTGATCGACGTGGGGCCAGTGACGTTCCCTGCCTACCCTGATGCTGACGTAAGCGTGGCACAGCGTTCGTTCGATTTGTACCGCAAGCACACAGCGGTGGCGACGGCAGCGTGGATTGAGATGGCACAGAAAACCACAGCCCTCCGCGAGTACCTCAGCAAGCATGGCCGCTAAGACAGGCGATTCGTGTTCGCGGTGCCGTGGCGGGCGGCTGCAAATCGCCAGCAGCCAGCGGCAGGGCGAGTACCAGATTCGGTACTTACGCTGCGATGCGTGCGGCTGCACTGGCAAGCATGTGCTGCAAGCGTTCGAAGTGCGGCGGCTGCGAGTCGGCTGAGTGTTTTACTGTGTTCTGGATGGGTGGGGGCTTGCAGCCATAGCTTCAGTGTGTGGGCAGCGTTGGCCGCCCGCATCCCGCACACAGGAGTCCAACATGGACAAGCTGAAGCAGCTGCTCGACGAACTGGCCGCCGTGGTCGCCGAAATGGAGGCCACCAGCGAGACGCCCTCTGAAGGTGATGCTCCCGCGATGAGCGAGGAGCAAGAGGCCTCCCTGCGGTCGCTTGAGACTCGCGCCGCCAAGCTGCGTGAGCAGGTCGAACTGCTCCAGCGAATCGAAGCCAAACAGATTGAACTGCGTGCCGTGATTGAGCGGGCCGCGCCCGCCAAGGCCGTTGATGCCCCCGAGGTCAAGGAGACCAAAGTGGAAACTCGCAACTACGCCATCCCCCGTGCCACTGGCCGACTCAAGGCTTTCAAGGGTGCCAACGCCGAAGAGCGGGCATACCGTGCCGGAATGCACCTGAAGGGCTACACGCTCGGTGATGCGGAGGCTCGTCGGTGGTGCGTCGATCACGGCGTCGAAAGCCGTGCCCAGGCTGGCTCGATCAACTCGCTCGGTGGCGTTCTCGTCAGCGACGAGCTGTCGTCTGAGATCATTCGGCTCGTCGAAGAGTTCGGCGTTGTGCCCAGCGAGTTTCGCCGGGTTTCGATGAACACCGACTCGATGCTCGTTGCTCGCAGGACAAGCGGCCTGTCGGCCCGGCCTATCGGCGAGAACGCTGCTCCCTCTACGAGCGAAGTGACCTTCGACAACGTCAACCTGATCGCGAAGCTTTGGGGCATCGACAACCGCGTGCCCAACAGCCTGCTGGAAGACTCGGTCATCGACCTGGCCGACGCAATGGCGGTCGAGGTGGCTCAGTCGTTCGCCGAAGCGTACGACAACGCCGGTCTCATCGGTGACGGCGGCAGCACTTACCACGGTACGGTAGGTGTGGCTTCCGCCATCAACGACGGTACGCACTCGGCCAGCGTGGCAACTGCCACCAGCCGGACGACGTTCGATGCTCTGACCCTGACTGACTTCACCAGCCTCGTCGCGAAGGCTCCGCTGTTCGCCCGCCGGAACGCGAAGTTTTTCATCTCGCCCGCTGGCTACGGTTCCTCGATGCTGCGGCTGATGGTCGCCAACGCGGGCAACAATGCTGCGGACATCGCTGGTGGTGCGAACCTCCAGTTCCTCGGCTTCCCCGTGGTGCTGTGCCATCCGCTCCAGTCTGCCTTAAGTGGCACGACCGGCACGGTGGCCTGCCTGTTCGGCGACATGAGCCAGGCAGCGACGTTCGGCGAGCGGCGTGGCGTGACGATCAAGACCGACGCCAGCCGGTTTATCGAGTACGACCAGACCCTCACTTTTGCAACGGCTCGCGTCGCGATGGTTGCTCACGACCTCGGCAACGCTGCCAAGGCTGGCCCGATTGTCGCCCTCAAGTTCGGCTGATTTCGAATCACTCAGGAGTACCTGCTAATGCTTCACCTTGCCAATTCCAAGACCGATGCCCTGATCGGTGCAGCCGACACGACGACGGCCCAGACTGCTCAGCACACCATCGACACGCTCGGCCACGCCTATGCGTCCATCGACGTTGTGTTTGAGCCTGCTGCGGCCACCACCGACGCGATCTGCCGTGCCCTGAAGATCGAGCAGTCCGATGCTTCTGCCAGTGACTACGCTGACGTCACTGCCCTTGTGGGCGGTGGCACCGGCGGCTTCTCGATCCCGTCGAGCGGCTCGCGGACTGCGGGTTCAAATGTCGTCAGGCTCAACATCGACACGCGAGGCCTGAAACGGTACCTGCGAGTCAACGCCACGCCGGTGGCTGCGAGCGTTGTGGCGAGCGTTGCCCGGCTGGGTCGCGGCGAAGCTGGCTCGGTTGACGCTGCAAGCTCCGGCGTGCAGGTCGTGGTCAACGGCTGAATCGCTTGACAGATAGACCATCATGGACGGCTGGCGAGGAGCGATCCCCGCCAGCCGTTTCCTTTTGGAGTGCATACCTTGATTGTCAAAGTCGGCGGTACGGAAGTGGACATCCGCGTCGAGGCCGTGCTTTCGATGCCGCGTCTGTCGTTCACGAGTAACCATTTCGCGTGGGCTCAGGCTCTGATGCCGCTGGGCATCCGGCCCACAATGGGGACGGGTGCGTTCTGGTCACAGGTCAACACGCGAATCTTTGAGCAGTTCATCGACAAGTGCGAGTATCTGCTGACGATTGACTACGACACGTTCTTCACCAAGGCCGACGTCGAGCATCTATTCGCGATGGCTCTGACGTTCCAGTGCGATGCGATCACGGGGCTGCAAACAAAACGCGAAGACGGTCGCCCGATGCTGACGCTCAAGGGCACGCTCGACGACCCGCCGGCCAGCGGCAGTTCAACGGTGCCAGCGGATTGGTTTGCCGAGCCCGTGCAGGAAGTCGACTCGGCCCATTTCGGGCTGACGGTCATCTCCACGGCAGCACTGAAGCGATGCAAGAAGCCGTGGTTCTGGTCAACGCCCGGCCCAGACAATTCGTGGAATGACGGCAGAATTGATGATGACATATTCTTTTGGAGAGGGTGGCGAGAGAGCGGGAACCGCGTCTTTATCTCGCCGCGTGTCGTCCTCGGCCACGGCGAGTACGTCGTCGCATGGCCGGGAAAGAATCTGCAAGCGCCCGTATTCCAGTGGACTACTGACTTCACCACCAAGCTCGCCCGCCCCGACACTGCATGGAGTGTGCCCCAGACATGAAAATCAAGTTCACCGCCAACTACTCGACGTACCGCCCCGGTGACGTCACTGAATGTGACCTCGATGTGGCCCAGCGGCTGATTGCCGAGGGGCGTGCGATCCCAGAGAAACAGATCGACCTGATCGAGACGGCAAGCGTTGAGCCAGGCGGCGAGTCTGCTGACCTCACGCCGCGCCGCCGGAAAGGGAACTGATGGACTACCCAAGGCCGGTGTATGACGGCAGGCCGATGCGGTATCGCAGTCTGCGAACGCAGACGCAGCCCGTGGTCGAGCCCGTATCTCTCGCCGAGGCGAAGGTGCATTGCCGCATCGACTCCGACTCGGACGACTTCTATCTCACGTCTCTCATCACGGCGGCTCGCGAGTGGGTCGAAGCGTACATGGACGAGGCTCTCATCCATCAGCAGCTTGTGATGCGGCTCGACGGGTTCCCAGCAGAGATTGAACTGCCACGGCCTCCAATGGCAACGGCTGGCACGGCGACGGCTGTCAGCGTGACGTTTACCTCCGACGCATCGGGTGCTACCGCTGCGTTGTCGTCGTCCACCTATCGCGTTGACCGCGACACGAAGCCCGGCGTGATCCGCAACACCTACGGCGGGGCGTGGCCGGGGCACCTGACCGACTACAACTCTGTCACCGTGACATGGTGGGCGGGGCGTGGCGAGTCTGGTGCAAGCGTGCCACAGGGCGTTCGCAACGCGATCCTGATGCTGGTCGGGCACTGGTTTGAGCGGCGGCTCGCCGCCGATAGTGGCGCGGCGAACGACATCCCTTACGGCGTCAAGGCGTTGCTCGATGCACACCGCTGGGGATCGTACCGATGATCGACCCCGGAAAACTCCGCGAGCGGGTAACGGTGCAAGTCGCCAGCGGCGTCACCAACTCCGTTGGCGAACTGGTCATGACGTGGGCTGACTCGTCTGCCGTGTGGGCGAGCGTCGAAGGCGTCTCGGCCCGCGAGCAGCTGCTCTCGGGGCAGAGCCAAGTGGCGATCAGTCACCGCGTGCAGATGCGGTATCTGCCGGGGCTCACGCAGTCGCATCGGCTGACGTGGCGATCCCGCACGCTCGAAATCGTCAGTCTTTTGGAGCATCACAATCGCAGCGTCCACGAGGTCATCTGCCAGGAGAACGTCTGATGGCTACGGCGGGCATTGTCATCACGGCGGACTTCCCCGAGTTGAAAGCAGTCGGCGATGCGATTCGTAACCTTGGGGATAAGCGGTTCACCGCTGCGGCCCTCAAGGATGCCCTCCAGAAGGCGATCGTGCCCGCCGAATCACGGCTACGTGAACTGACGCCTGTCGGCCCTACGGGCAACCTACGGGCTGCTGTGATGAGTCTGGCGAAGGCGTACACAAAGAACGGCAATGCGGTCGGGTTGATTGGCTATCGACGCACCGGCAACCGTGGCTCGGAGAGTGCAGCCGGTGGCAAGGTGCGTGTCTCGTCAGGCAAGGCAGGCGACCGGGCGTATCACCAGTGGTTGATCGAGTACGGCACGCGAGCCCGCGTCGTCAGCAAGTTTTCCAACACCCCTTATCAGCGCCGAAGCCCGTCGGTGCCGTTCGTGCGGACGCGAATGGGACGGCAGGAGGTGGTTCGCGGCAAGGGACTCGTTCACACCGTAAGCGGGCAGAACGCCTACATCGCGTCCAGCTACAAGTCGCTCGGCCCGTTCGGCATGATTCGCCAGCCGGGCAACCGCAGCCGAGTGCAGACTGACCCGCCAACGCCGGGAGCATATTTCAAAAAGTCGGGCAACCCGATTGTGATCCCGCCCACACCGGAAGGTGGCGTAGCGGGCCAGCCGCCAATCCGCACGGCATTTGCCCAGACGCAAGGGCAAGTGGCTGCGATCCTGCAACGCGAACTGCGGATCTCGCTGGAGCGTGCCTTGTCCACGCTCACCTACAGTGCCACCGGCACCATCTCGGGAGTCTGACACATGGCGTTCAAGTCTCCCGAGGCAGTCATCCGCAACCGGCTGATCACGACCGCCGCCGTGACGGCACTGGTATCGACCCGTATCTACCCTGTCATCGCCCCCGCAACTGCGGCCCTGCCGTTCATCACCTGGCGGCGGCTGGCGGTGACGCGGCAGCAGTCACTTGCCGGGCCAATCGGTGCCCCCACAGTAAACTTATCGGTCGATATTTTCGCCGAAACCTACGAATCCGCCCGCGATATTGCCGATCAGTGCCGCGTGTCTCTGGATGGGTGGGGAGGCACTTTCGACAATGCGGTGGTGAGCAACGTCTCGCTCGATACCGAGAGCGACGGGTTCGCACAACTGGCTGGCGGCGACCTCCCGCCGGTCTACACCGTTCAGCAACTTTACGGCATCCTCTGGCAGGAGTAATTAGCTATGGCGATCACGCCCCATGATTCGACCGGCACAGTGTTCACGTTCGCTGGTGGCGGGTACACCGTCACGAACATCGTCTACAACCTGGCCGACCCGGCGACCGACAACACCATCGACGTATCGCACCTCGGGCTGACCGCTGGCAACTCGGTGCTGACTCAGGATCGCCCGCTCACGGGCAACGCGACTGACACCGGGCGGCAGGTCACGATCGAATACATCGGCAAGGGAATCATCAACGACGCATCGACAGGCACGCTTGTCATCACGCATGCCAGCGCTGAGTTCTTGAACAAGCCGTCGACCGTTGTGAGTTCGGCCGTGACGTTCGCGCTCAATGACGTTATCAAGGGCACTGCGGTATTCAAGGTCGCTCGCTGATAGCGTGACGGAGGCATCCCGTCATGGCGATCAATGCTGCCGGTATTACCGTAACGTGGAACAGCGTTGAGTTCCTGGAGGTCGTCGACCTCAAGGTGCTGCACGGCGGCGATCTGCCAATCTCTCGCGGCGGCGCCGGCTCACCGTTTTCGCTTGACCTAGGCACTATAGATGTAGTGTGTCTGGGCACCGCGCACTGCACGCCAGCCAACTACGGCAAGCGTGCCACGTTTGCAGTGACCGGGCCGGGCGTCACGTTCACGCACAAGGCGATCTTCCAACGGCTTGCAGTCGAGAAGAAGGTCAACGATGTGCAACGACACACGGTGACGCTCAGATTCTCACCATCGTAGGAGTTGATGTATGGCACTGACAGCAGATCAGATTCTGGCGGCTGACGACCTCGGGCTGAAGCAGGTAGCCGTTCGCGAGTGGAACGGCGACGTGTATATCCGCATGATGAGCGTCGGCGAGCGTGACGGGTACGAACGTCTCTGGATCGGCAAGCGAGAGACGGGCGTCGACAACTTCCGCACAGAGTACCTCGCCCGCGTCCTGTGCGACGAGAAGGGCGAACTGCTCTTCACTCGCGAGCAAGTCGTCACGCTGGCGAACAAGTCAGGTGCGGTGATGGGAAGGCTCTTTGATGAGGCTCTCAAGCACAACAACATGACGGAGGCGGATGTCGAGCAACTGGGAAAAGCCTGAGTGTCTCGCCGACGCGGCGTTTTATGTTCGCGTTGGCCGGGCACCTGGGCATGACGGTCGGCGAACTGTCTCGCCGCATGGATTCGCGGGAACTGACTGAGTGGATGGCGTATACACGCTACTACCAAGCACTCCCCGATCCATGGCGGCAGACAGGTCTTGAAGTGAGTGCGATGCTCGCGCCGCACTCACCGAGAGGCAAGTGCCCGAGTGCCGATGATTTCAATCCGATTGAAAAGGCTCCGCAGCATGGCGATCAGATGCTGACACAGATTCTGGCATTGCAGGCAGCGTTAGGTGGTGGCTGATGGCGAACATCGTCGGGTTAGCATTAAAGGTCACTGGTGACGCGAGCGGCTTGGCAAAGTCGCTCACGCCGGTTGACCGTGCGCTCGACAAGCTCGCCGCACAGGCTGAGAAGGCAACGAACGTCTTTACGCCGTTTGCTGAAAAGACGGCGGCGGCGGGCAAGGCTCAGGAAGAGTTTGCCGCGAAGTTCTCAGCGCTGGCTGACCAGCTGCGAGACAACGTCGTTGGGCCGCAGGAATACGCGGCTGCGTTTGGGCGGCTGACCGAAGAGGCGAAGGGAGCGGCGGCGGCTTTCCAAGAAGGGCTGCGAATCACGCAGCAGAATCAAACTGCCGAGCAAGCAAGGACTGCGAGCCTCGAGCGGCTCAACGAACTGCTCAAGTTTGGTGCAATCGACGCTCGCAACTTTGGCCTGGAGTCGGCCAAGCTATCGGAAGGCTCTGACAGCACTGCGCTCGACCGCTTTGCAGAAGCGATTGCCCCGCTGCGAGCAGCCCTTGAAGGCGGCACCCTGTCAGCCGAACGCTTTGCAGAGCAGTCGCAGGAGATTGCTGCGGCGATCAGCGGTTCAACGCCAGCCGCAGAGCGGCAGGCAACAGCGATCCTTGATTTACGCAATCGCTTTGAGGCTGGGCGAGTCTCGATCGAGCAATACCGCGAAGAGTTTTCACGCATTCAGTCGGGCGATATTGCAACGACGTTTGAGGTGCAGGTCGTCGGCGTTCGCGAGGGCGTTGATGCAAGCAACGAGCTGCGTGCATCGCTGGCCCAACTCACAGACACACAGATTACGGCAGCACTGCAAGTAGCAGGCGTTGAGCAACTGGACGACCTGCGGCAACAGTTTGCTGGTATTGACGGTGCGCAGATTGATGCCGTGCTCAAGGTTCTCGGCGTGGAGACGATTGAGGCGGCGAGGCAGCAACTTGAGTCGCTGAGCAACACCGATGCTTCCGCTACGATCAACATCGCCAACGCTGCCGAGGTTCAAGACACGATCCGTTCAATCGAGTCATCGTTCGGCTCGCTTGAGGCGGCCCAGTCTCGGCTCGCAAGCCTGCCAGACGTTGACCTCAAGGCCACGCTTGAAGTGCTTGGTGTGGATTCAATTGACGCCGCACGCGAGCGGCTAATCGCTCTGGGTGCTTTGCAGATTGAGCCGAAGCTGCAAACCATTGGTTTTGAGTCAATTGATTCCGCTCGGGCGGCACTTGAGTCATTAGGTGATCGCAGTATCACGGCGACACTTGAGTTTCTCGGCACCGCGACAATCAGCGACGCGGCAGAGCAGTTGGCAACGCTTGACGGCACAAGTGTCCAGGCGTTCTTACAAGCCACTGGGTTTGATTCCATAGAGGCTGCTCAGGCAAAGCTCGGCGAATTGCAGGACGTAGATGTTACGGCAACTCTGCAACTGCTGGGCGTAGACACGATTGACGAGGCACGCGAGCGACTAGCCTCTATTTCAGCCGTAGACATTGAGCCTGTGCTGCGACTGATTGGCGTTGATTCCATTGAGTCCGCACGTCAGCAGCTTGCCGTGATTGACGGCACGGAGATTGACACGCAGCTTCGCGTGCTTGGCGTCGACGGCATCGAGTCTGCGGCGGCACTGCTCTCCAGCGTGGAAGGCAAGAATGTCGACCTGATCGCCAAGACGCTGGGTTTTGATTCTGTCGCCAGCCTGACGCAGGCAATCGACGCAGCCGAGAGTAAGACGATCACCTTTGACGTCGCCAGCAATGCTGACGAAGAGGCAGCGAGTATTGCAGATCTTGTCGCTGAGCAAGACGCTTATCAGGCTGCCGTCGCTGAAGGGATTGAAAATCTGCTCGCGGGCGGCGTGATCAATGCGGTCACAAGCCTCGGCGGCGCTATCGATGGGCTCGGCA